CAACACCTTATAAAAAAACCCTTGATCTGGGGATTAGACCAAGGGCTTTAGCACTACACGGAAAACAAAAGGAAAACAAAATCCCGATGTCGGGTTAATTTTATCTAAAAGTAAACGCAACTTCAACTCTCAACTGTCGAAACGATCATCCTCGTCACGAGGTTTGTATTTCTGTACAAAGTCATCAAAGATAACGCGCAATTGACCACTGATCGTGCGGCCCTCAGCCTTGGACATTTCTTTAATTACGAGGTAAATCTCCCTCGGCACTAACACGCTTTTCCATTTATTGGTATCCATTACACTACTTTCTTTAGGTTTACATGGGAGTATATGCGAATATATAAGATTACGCAACCATCTTGACAAGAAAACCTTAAATTAAGACAATACGCGAACGTTCATCCACCAAGGACGGAAGTAGACCATTCGGTCGAAGGAACGCACCTAACTTTAAACGGGAGGGTGTCATGACATTGTGGACTCAATATTGTAGGGCAAAAGCTATCGATAACCATAAACGAGCGCAGTTGTTGCGTCTATTGCAGTTACAGGCAATAAAAAAAAGCCCCGATTAATATCGGGGCTAAAATAACACTCGGAGGAATGAAATGGCAGTTACTTTGCCTCTCCCCAACTTGGACCTATTTCTATGTCACATTTGTTAGGTACTTGTAAAGGAACTGCTTTGGTCATTATATCAGCAATATGTTTTGCTTGCTCCCTGTTTTTTACAGACATAGCAATCTCATCATGAATCTGCGTCAAGGGTACTAAACCCTCTTTATAAAGATCAACCATTGCTTGCTTTGTCATGTCCGCCGCCGAAGCTTGAATCAAACGGTTCAAAGCTTTGTACGTGTAAGCCCTTTTAAGCCTCGTGGTGGCTCCGTACTCTTGAACGGCCTCTTGGTAAGGCAAGGCTTTGTTCATCGCAAAGGTGTCGGGCTCCCATCGGTCAAAACGACACTTACGACCAAGTATTGAACGGATCGAACCCGAAGAAGATTTGTCATTCAATCGATTCATCACCCCGTTCATTAACCCTTTTACGAATGGCACTCGCTTATGGTATTGGTTAATTAAACTTTTTGCGTCATCCATTGAAATATCCAACTGCTCCGAAAGTTTTCCAACCCCCATGCCGTACATCATGCCAAGGTTAATTACTTTAGCTTGCTTCCTTGGAATGTTCGCCATCTCAGCCACCATCGTATGAAAGTCTGTGTTAGGATCATCGTTGTATGCTTCAACAAAATCTGACGCACCCTCCAATGGCAAATTACGACTCTGACCATAAACGTGAGCATAATGAACCAAGATCCGTGGTTCCTGTTGCGAGAAGTCTATGGCGGCCCACTGCTCTCCCTCTTCAGGTAAAAACAAAGAACGTATCATTGGGCCAATCTCAGGGTCTCTTGCGGGAATTTGTTGAAGGTTCGGACTGTTCATACTTAAACGACCGGATACTGTCCCCCCGTCATCAGATCGAATTTGATTGATATGGCTATGAATTCTACCGTCAGCGTGACAGTGCTTTGTGATTGTGTTGAGGAAAGTGCCGGTTGTCTTATTCAGGTTCCGAGCCTCGACAATGAGTTGCGCGAGTGGGTGACTGTTCTCTTGGAGGAAAAGCTTTGTGAAACTAGGTGCGCCCTTTTCGGTCTTTGGATATTGGAGCCCGACTTTATCGAAAGCTTTGACGAGGGATTGAGCCGCCCAGATTTCAACGTCACGCCCCGCAATCTTCTTAATCTCTTTCATGACTTGCCGTTCCCGCTTGACAAGACTGTTCCTAGTTTGCTCAACCCTGTCTTGATCGACCCTGACTCCGCGCCAAGTCATCTCGATAAGACATGGGAGCAGATCAAGCTCAAGATTAGCAATACCCCAGAGGTCTTCTTTGCCAAGCTGAACGCTGAAGTAATTCCAAAGTTCGAGAGCGAGTTCGGCATCAGCCTCACCGTAAGCACCGACGTGCATGGCGGGGAGTTTTCACATCTCAGCTTTAGGATCAACGCCGACACTTCTAGCGGCCTCGACTAAACCTTTCTCTGATTTTGTTTTGCCCAACAAGTCGTAAGACAAAGCGTTTAAGCTGTAACTAAATCTGTTCTCATCTAGTAAAGAAGCGATCAACATCGTGTCGATTATTCTTCCTTTGAGATCAAAGCCCATGCGCTTGAGCCAACCTGCGTCGTACTGAGCGTTGTGCATAATTTTATCTGCGGGGCATTCGAATACTTTTTTCAGCCAACGATTAACAATCTTTTCATCAAGATTGCCTCCGCCAAGATGCCTAATTGGGATGTAACCTGACCATCCATCTACGGCTACTGCATAGCCTACAACCTCCCCATTTCCTGTAGCCCATCCGGGACCATTGGTTTTAATATCGGGGTCTCTCGTTTCTACGTCGATAGCAATTTTTTTTGCGGCTGTAATATCTGGCAATTCCATCGGGGGTATCCATTCGCTTTTTGGAGCGAACATTGCCATCTGCAAATTTCCCGCCATACAAACCTCTCTTTATTTTTTGTCCCTTGGGGAGAATTCTCCTCCAAGCGCGGTGTAACCCGCTTTGTCGATCCACGAGTCTTCGTGGTCGATTGTGTTTAAAAGACGGGCGGTCTTTACCCAATCCATCATGAGCGCAACGTGAGATGCTGTAATCCTCCCGTGACTTTCAATTGCTGACTTTGCTATTACGTTCCATCCTTTAGCTATTTTATCGTGATTTTCGTATGCGTCACCATAATCTTTTGCTCGATCTCCTTGAATTAAATAATTAGCTTGCGTTAACAAATTAGACCTGTCCATCATCCCTCCATAACTTTCTTTCTCTTTCTTTAAGAAGTTGCAAACTATTAAAAACCATTTTCATTTCTACTAATGCACTCATGGCATGTTTTTCTGCTTCATCATATCGTTTATTGTTTACCGCTTCTGATATATAACGAAATTGTTTTTTAGCTTTTAAATAAAACTCACTATAGTCTCGTGGCTGTTTATTGTTCTGCATCTTCTTCCTTTTCTTCGGTATAAATTTTTGGTAAAAAAACTAAAACAAAAGTGCCACATTTAGGGCAGCTTAAATTTGTTTCTATTGAAAAATTCTCATCGTCTTCATCCATGTCATGGTCCCCACCCCAGATTAATTCATGATTACAGTGCCAACAATTCATAAGTTATAACTCCTTCCGACATCATCAGGATCAACGATGTACAAGTTTTGTTTTGCTCTGGTTACCCCGACATAAAATACTCGATGCATATCGTCAGGATTAATATGCATTTCACTTTCTGCGGAAGGGCTGAGGTCCGTGAGCAGTACAACGTTGTCCGCCTCCCCACCCTTTGATCCGTGGATCGTGGACGCTGTTATCCGAGGCGTGGCATTAAACTTCTCGCCCCGTCTTAACAACGCCGTGATATAGGCTCGTTCGGTCTCCGGTATTTTATCCATTGCTTCGGACCAGATCATTTCTTTAGTTGCCAGTAACCCGTGATTGTTTATCAAACCTTGAAGCGTAACAAACTCAGCCTCATCTAGGGCGGGTAGTTTTTTAAATCCGCGTTGAACGTGTTTACCGGAAGACATATAGCTATAAATCTTTTTAGCGACGGCTCCCGATACTTCTTTACCTTTGCGAAGATTCTCCCAACCGTTTACAGCTTCGGATAATTTTTCTCCAATCGAGCGGTGTCCTTTGTAATTAAACAAATAGCCGTTTGATTTTAGATCAGAAGCTACGGCCTGTAGGTGGTATCCGGCTTGAGACAAGATCAACCAGTTGCCCGTCGAAAGGTCTAAAGAGTCCATAGTATTTATTCTTTGAACTGTTCCCGATTCTGTTCGAGGTAAATAATTTTTTGGGAAACGTCGATGTATTCTTTTCGCTACGTTTTCTGCAACGACGTGAACAGAGCTAGGTATTCGATAAGACTGCTCCAACGTCTCTGATCCACCCTCCAAGTTAATGAAGTGATCTACGTCAGCCCCCGCCCATCGGTAAATAGCTTGGTCATCATCTCCCGCGCAATACATCTTTTCTGAGTTGGAATCTAATATATGTGCGATGTCCCACTGCAAAGCAGATAAGTCCTGAGCTTCATCTAAAAAAGTAAGTTTTAACTTAGGGCAACATTTATTGCTTTCCTGTATAAACATCTCAAGCATATCGGTAAAGTCGTACAGCCCCATATTTCTTTTGTAATCGACCAAGGCTCTGTTAATGTAGTCTATGGTATTCCAAGGAATGTCTATAGAACTAATGTTGTACTCATCTCTAAGCGATGTCTTTTTAAGACGCGCTAAATTAATCAAACCTAACACAGGATCTTTTCTACTTGATGCCGTAGGTAGGTCATCACTTATCGACGTGTTCCGTGTGCCGTTAAGCGTCATCCCCACTGACTGACTCAACTCCTTATAGTGTTGCTCACTCATGATATTTTCAAACCGGATAGAGGTCTGCATCAAAGCAAGACTATGCAATGTTCGGAAGTAAATTAAGTCTTCTTTAGGATCAAGATTAAATCTTGAGACGGCTCTTTCTTTAGCTTCGTTTGCGGCTTTTCTGGTAAATGATAAAAAAGCTATTTCATTCGGATGTATCCCGTTTTCAAGTGCTTCGTCCACCTTGTTTAGCAGTGTCGTTGTCTTCCCTGTTCCCGGCGGTCCGAATATCCTGAACATCTGAAATCCTTTTTTTATACTTGTTTACAATTTGTCGAACACGTTCTTTTGTCAGGCCAAACTTCTTACCAATAGCTGTCAACGTTCGATACTCTTTGACGTACATTTCGTACATGGTTTTGTTTCTTTTATCTAAGTCACTCAAAACGGAGACTCCTTTGGTTTAAATGATGGGATATTAATCTGTACATCGGAACTATCAAAGCTTGGTATTTTCCAGACCCGAACGGCTTTTCCTTTAATCTTCATGACGGTATTCTCGCCCTGAATATCTCGCAAGTG